GATCAGGACAATGACTTCGACACCATGAACGTCAAGGCGAAGGGCTACGAGCGTTATTCGTTCGGCTGGTCTGACCCGCGTGCGGTCTGGGGAGTCAATGGGCCTTGAGTAACCTAGGCACCCCTCTTCGGAGGGGTGTCTTACCTAGGAGATCTACATGTCTTACGAAGTCTCGAAGCTCAAGGGCAAGCGTCCTAATGTGCCTTCTGTTCCGAAGGGTTATAGCTCGTCGGTCAAGTCGCCCAAGGGTGGCCCGAAGGTCAAGAGCGCCCCGAAGAAGTAATAGTTTTAAATCCTGTATGACGCTCTACGGAGCGTTGTCAACAACGTCATCATAGGAGATCATAATGGTTGCACCTACCCGATTCCCGGCTGGCATTAGTACGTTCAAGAAGGATCACGTCCTTAGTACCCTGCCTGTCGTTCCTAACCAGTATCAAACTGGTGTTGTCATCAACGAGATGACTCCCTACACGGCTGGTAACTTCACTGTTACCAACACGACTGCTACCATCGGTGGTGGTGTCTATAACGCTGCTGGTGCTGCTCTCGTTAGCGGCTATAACGGCGGTGTTGTCTCTATGGCCGTTACTACGGCTGCTGGTGGTAAGGCCGGTCTCGTCATGAACGGCAACGCCTCTTCTATCAACCCCATCTCGTTCATCCCCGGTAACCAAGTCTGGTTCTCGGCTAACATCGCTCTCAACAAGTCGCTAATTGGCTTCTATGCTACTGGCGCTGGCGCTCTCTCGGCTGGTGATGCTACGGCTGTCACCCGTGTCGGTCTGATCGACATTGCTGACCCGACTGGTACTATTACTAACGGTGTCTACTTCGAAGTCCCGGGTACGAAGAACACGGTTGCTTCGGCTGCTAACCTCGTTATTAAGAACACGGGCCTCACTGGTTCGACGGTTACGACCACGATCAAGAACATCTGTGACCTTGCTCGTCCGAGTGGTATCTTTGGTGATACGACCTCGTTCGGTGGTGACCCGGCTGCTGCCCTGACTACGGCTGGTTCTTCGAACAAGTACACCTCGATTGCTGTCGCTACGGCTGGTGCTGGTTATGCCATCGCTCCGCTGGTTCGTACCACGGGTGCCTCGGCTGCTTCGCCCTTCGCACAAGCTTACTGCCAGATCAACAGCGGTACTGGTCAACAAGCTCAAGCGGGTAACGTTGGTCCGATTGGTGCGGGTCTCTATGCTCCGTACCTTACCCACATCGGCGGTACGGGTTACACCACGTTCACGACCGAAGTGAATCCGTGGATCAACTTGAGCCTGTACTACAATGGTAAGGGTGTCCTGTTCGTTGGTGTCAATGGCCGCCTGGTGGCTACTGTTGGTATCCAAAACAACGTTGCTCCTACGTCGAACAACGGTGTTGCGATGGCTGCTGGTGCTACGGTGGACCTTGCGACGGGTAACAACTTCATCCCGTCGAATGCTAGCATGACGACTTCGATTGCTCCGGTCCTCCCGGCTGCTAATACGTTTGACCTGATCATGCCTATGGCTCCCCTGTGTGCTGGTATTGGTTATGCACTGAACACGGCTGCTACCAACATCCTGTTCCTTGACAACCTGACGTTCGGCTCTGAGTACAACTAACATGCCTCATCAGACCCTTAAGCATAAGGGAACTGGGGACAGTATTACTAGGTCTCTCGTAAACGACGGCCCGAAGAATACTGTCTACCAAGTCTCTGGTACGATCAGCAATGAGAAAGATTCTACGTTTGATCTGATCGATACGAAGCTCCTAGCGGGGCTTCCTCCCAATATGAAGATCGATACACTGGTCTTCTCTATTGAGAGCGGCTTGAAGGTCTTGATGAAGTACCGGGATCAACCGTTTGTCATTCCCCTCGAAGGTCGCTCCCGTATGGAGTTCGAATCCTTCGGGGGCATTCAGGGTAAGGAGATTGATCTGATTTGCAAGGGTCAAGGTTCCTTCTTCATCCTGATTGACATCAGTAAAATGGGAGTCTAACTATGGACGCAAGAATTCGATCTGGGGAGGTTAAGAACTTTCCTTGGGGCAATGCGCAGGCCCTTACTGCCATTGCTAACCAAAACTCTCTGCCTATCTACAAGGAGTCTCCTTGGTCTACTTTCCAAGCTGTCTGTGTGTCGAGCACCTTTGGTGTCTTGGCTGCTACGGTGAGGATTGATGCTACGGACGACTACTGGACGGGTGCTGGTTTCATTGTTAACAACTGTTCGACTACGAACGGTTCAGGTGTTGTTACTGTTACTGCCAGTCAGTTCGGTGGTGGTACGGAACAGCTTCAAGATCTCTTCAGCCCTCCGGTGGCTGTGGGTATGGTTGTCGTAGGCCCCGGGATTCCCGTTGGTACCTACGTTGCTACGGTTACTAATAACAACTCGATTACTCTGAGCGGTAATGCTACCATCACTGCTTCGGGAGTCTCGATTCGTTTCTTTCAAACGAACTGGATAGCTACTGCACTAGGTACTATCACTCTCTCTGGAACGACTAGTGCAACTACGCCCTCCCTTACGGACGGATTCACGACTGTCGCGCCTTGGAAGTTTGTTAGAGCTAATTTGTCTGGTATCTCAGGAACAGGAGCAACGGTGTACGTCTGGATGGGAGATTAACAAACGGTCTTGTTTACTATGGAGGTTATCATGGTAACAGTCTCTACTACTTCCTCAGGTGTTTTCTCCGATATCTTAGACTCTTATATCGACATGTCCGGTACTCCGGGTAATGTCACGATCAATGCAAAAAGGGGTAAGGTAGCAATCCCTTCGGGGGTTTCGTCAATCACGGTGACTAACAGCTACTGTACTTCTTCTTCTATCGTCTTGACTGTCTTAGATCAAGTTGATGGAGGACTTAAGTACTTACAGACTACTGTCGCCTCTAATGGGTCTTTTGTTATCTCTGGTAATAGCAGCGCATCAAGTCCTGTTAGTGTCGCTTTCTTTGTTATTAACTCACAATAGGAGATGTAATGGATCCGCTTATTCTCATTATCGGTGGTGTTGTGGTTCTGGCTATTGCAGCCATGGTCTTTGTTCACTACAAGAGCCAAGCTGTTGCGGCTGTTGAAGCTGTCGCTAGTAAGACGGGTACGGAAGTGTTCACGCTTCTCCATCAGGAGATCCAAGGACATCAACAAACTATTGACAAGGCTAAGGCTGATCTGGCCCTTGCCAAGGCCAAGTTCGTTGCTCTTCAGGCTACGGTGGCACAACTCGTGCTTCCTCCGTCTGCGTAACCACAAGGAAACACCATGGCATCAAACTCGACAGTCTTTAAAGATGCAGTAACTCCCATTGTTTCAGCTTGGCTGAATGATGTCAACAGTGCCACCTTCAATGGGACGGCAGTCTTTACTCCTAGTGGTGCGGGTGCTGTTGCCCGCACTACCCAAGCTAAACTCCAAGAATTTGTAAGCGTTAAAGACTTCGGAGCCAAGGGTGACGGTGTTACTGATGATACTGCTGCTTTTCAAGCTGCTCTTAATGCTGGTGGAACTATCTACGTGCCTAATGGCACCTACATCATTACTAGTACTTTGCTGATGCAATCTGACGGGCTTGCTATCATCGGACAAACTAGGCGCCAAGCTATCCTCAAGAAGAACAGTGCTGGTTCAATTCTACAAGGTGCTGAAGGTGACACCTTCTTCCACCTAGAGAATCTCTACTTTACTGGTACTGGTGCTACCGGTATTGATGTCAATCCTGCTGCCGGTGCTCTACAAGGATACCTTAGTTATCCCACTATTCGTAGCTGTGACTTCACATTTGACATGGCTTACGGCATTAATGCTGACCTGATCTTCGCAGATATTCAGAACTGTTCATTCGGATACTTCGGTCCCGGTACCCCTCCTGCTGCCGGTGCTGGCACCATGGTTGCAATTAAGTCAGTCGTCTATCCTGCAACTACCAACTATACGAACCTCAATACTGTTCGGAACTGTCAATTCCGTGCAGGCACGCTTACTAGTGCAGCGGTATATCTTAATGCTGGCTCTGTCTGGAAGTTTGAAGCCTGTGACTGGGAAGGTGGTGGAGTTGCGCTCCAAGTCGCTGATATCGACATGCTTCAGATTGACCACTGCTGGTTTGAAGCTAATGTTTGTACTAATTACCTGATCTCTATTGATGGCAGCACTGCTGCACAGCGAGTTATCATTAGTAACAGCAACTTTACTGGTGGGACGTTTGATAGAATCATTCAATACTCTTCTACTGTTCCTAATATTCTAGAGTTGTATGGTTGCAATATCGCTAAGGCTGGTAGCTCCTACGTCTTGTATGACAACTCGACAACCTCTCGGGCAATGCCCTCTGACGGCAATTTTGCTATCTACAATAACAAGGTGTCTGGTGGTGCTGCTGGTGATCCCATCAAGGGCACTACGGACTTCCGTGGTGGTAAAGGACAGGTCCGGTTCTGGGCTATCCTTGATACTACTACTCCTACTCTTATTGACTCTTCGGAGGCTTGCTCCCTCGCTAAGAACGGTACGGGAGATGTGACTGTTACTCAAACTGCTGCCTCTATTGGTTTAGCTTCGGCTAACAATAAGGTGCGGGTAAACGCTAACGGCCAGACTGCGGCTCAGGTCAAGGTCGTTGCTGTCACAACTTCTACTGTGCGGGTGGCTGGATTCACCGCGGCCGGTGCAGCAGTGGATGGTGTGATTATGTTGGAAGTTAAGGGGAGTTAATATAGAGAGGTATTGATCATGACTGACTGGCAACCTTGGGCCATTGCCTTCCTAACAATAATTTCTGGTGTATTCGGGTGGATTATGAGAGAACTCTGGGATGCAACCAAGACTCTTCGTAAGGATCTTGAGGCTCTTCAAGTCAAGATCCCGGAGACCTACGTCAGTAACTCTCGTATGCAAGAGTTCATTAATCCTATTATGCGTAAGCTAGAAAGGATCGAAGACTTCTTGATTACTGCTCCCAAGGAGAAGTAATGTCTTACGCATCAGACTATAGCCCCGGTGCGTGGAAAGCCATCTGTGACCAATGCGGACGGCTCTACCACGCGCACCTCCTCCAAAAGAGGTGGGACGGTCTTATGGTCTGCTATCAAGACTGGGAGCCTAGACAACCTCAGGACTTTGTCAGGGGTGTGGCAGATAAGCAAGTCCCTGCATGGACAAGACCAGAACAAGCCGATACCTTTATTGGGCCTTCTGGTGGACCTCTCACTTGTACTCCTTGGGGCTCTGTCTCTTTTGCTGGTACTGCAATTGCAGGCTGCGCTATCGCAGGTACGACGCTTCCTCCTCTTAATGTGTTCCCGTATAACAATTCGTAAGGATAAGTCATGAGCAGCAACTATTCAGTAACTCAGCTTCAAGTCATCACCTCTGCTCTTCGGAAGCTCGGTGTGCTTGAGCTTGGGTCTACTCCGGGCTCTGCTGATCAAGCGAATGCTACTATTGCCTTGAACCTCATTATTAAGCAGATGGCTGCTGAAGGTCTCAAGATGTGGAAAAACTCTGAGTTGAAGATTCCTATTACATCTGGTAAGACTCAGTACATCCTTGGTGGTGGTAGCAGCGACACGTTCTATGATGTCTCCATCACTGCTAGCCCTGTCCTGATTACGGATAAGCCTCTCAAGGCTGTACAAGGCTTCTACCGCAACAATCAACTGACTCCTGCTATTGATACCCCGGTCCTCATGCTCTCAAAGCAAGAGTACTTAGTCTTGGGTAGCAAGTACACCACTGGTGTTACTAATAGCTTCTTCTACGATCCCAAGGCTACCTACGGTATCCTCAACCTTTACCTGACTCCGGATCTCTACAGTCAGACAAACCTTGAGTTCCATATGGTTGCTCAGATGCCTCTTAATGATAACATCAATACCACGGATGTCCCCGACTTCCCCAATGAGTGGTTTAACTGTATCGTCTGGAACCTTGCTGATCAACTGGCTTTAGAGTACCTCGTTCCCCATGGTACTCGTCAAGAGATTGCTCTTAGGGCTAAGACCTATCGGGAAGAGATGACGAACTTTGACGTAGAGGCTTCAAGCTCTTACTTCCAGCCTGACTACCGGAACATTATGCCTAGTTCGTATGCGAGGTAACCATGCCCATTCAGACTAAGCGCATCCCCTTTGCTTCGGACCTAGCTACTCGTGACGGAACCCTGACCAAGGATACTCGTCTGGTTAACGCCGTCTTTGAAAGAGACGGTAGTGACATCTACATCACTAAGAGACCGGGCTTGGTTAATCAAGCTGTCAATGCTGGATTGTCTAATATAGGCGGTACAGGGATCACTGCGTTTGAGCCTGCCAGTCAGGAACTATATATTGGACAAGGGACTAAGTTATACACTTGGGACTATGCAGCAGGTACTCCTACTGATACTGGACAAATTCTCTCAGGTAATCAGATCTCCTTCTGTCGTACCTACTTAGATAAGAACCTTTTCTTTCATGATAGAGCTACGTTCTGGAACACGGTTAATGGCACGTCTTACACCAACCCCACTAGGCCAGCTACGGGTAGTTGGTGCTATGGTGCTGTGTGGCTGAATGACTATGTTTATGTAGGGAATGCAGATAACAATCTTATCTACGGTAGCTATGCAGGAGATCCTACTAACTGGTCTAGTCTTTGTAATATTAGCTTCTACATGACTACTGACAAACTAATAGCTCTAGCAAAGCATCTTAATTACGTTGTTGCCTTCGGTAATAAAAGCTTGCAGTTTTATTATGATGCTGGTACTGGTAATGGTAGTACGTCTATCTCTCTAGCTACCTCGGGTAGTTATACTTCTGAAGTTGGTTGTTATTCAGCGTTTAGTATTGCCTCTACAGACAACCTTACAGTCTGGGTATCGCTAAGTGACTCCAAAGGTTTGGGTGTACATGTTTTAGAAGGAACATCCCCTGTCAAGATCTCTACTCCTAGCGTGGACAAGATCCTTGAGAAGTATGGACACCCTATTCTTCCGACAGGTTTCTTGTATAAGTTTAATGGGCATGAGTGCTACATTCTTAATGTTCTCTCTGGCTCTATAACTCTTGTATACGACTTCTCTACCAAGATGTGGTGCCAGTGGACGACATTTAATGGGTCTGAGCTTCAGTACTCTGGGGCATTCTATGCCGCGAGTGTTTCACAACACAAGGCTTATGTGCAAGACTTCTTCAGTGGAAAGATCTACTCACCTGACATTGGTACTTACCAAGACAACGGACAGCCTATCTATACGAGAGGGGTTACTGAGCTACAGGACCATGGAAGTACCAAGATGAAGTTTATTCGGAGAGCAGAGATTGTTGGAGACCTTAGCCCTGCTACTACGATTCAACTTAGTTACTCTACTGATGATTACAACTCCTTCTCTAGTCCTCGGACTATCCCAGAAGCTGTGGGGAACAGGCCAGCAGTGTATCAGCTAGGGCAGAGTCGTCGAAGGGCTTGGCAGATGTTGCACACAGACAACACTCCTCTACGTCTAGAGGCTCTGGAGGTTGACTTTGATGAGGGAGAAATGGATGTCTGATGAACTCGATCAAGCGATTGTCAAGAAGGCTTGTGATATTACAACCGAAGAAGGGAAGGCCGCAATGGTATCTCTTCTCCTCAAGAACGAACAAGCCCCCATTAACATCGTTCACAGGTTCGGAGGGGGTCTCTACATCCGAGAAGCTTCCTACTGCAAAGGAACCTACATCGTAGGGCAGAGGCACGTCTCGGAACATATGAACGTACTCTTGAAGGGGAAGATCTTAGTGGTGGATGGGGACGGTAAATCCCTGACCTTGGAAGCTCCCCATATGTTCGTAGCTAAGGCTGGTAGTAAGGTTGGGTATTGTTTAGAGGATGTGGTGTGGCAGAATATCTACGTTACTGACTCTACGGATGTGGAATACTTGGAGAGTATCTTGTTCAAGGATAATGAAGAAGCTATCGAGAAGAGGGAAGAAGACTACAAATTAGAGTATAATGCCCGCCAAGAAGATAGGGATGATTATGCCCTCTTCTTAGAAGAGTCCAAGATGACTGAGGGAGACGTGGTTAAGATCTCTAGCTTTAGGGGAGACTGTATCCCCCTCCCTCCGGGATCTTATTCCTTTGCCTCTGGCAAGAGTGCCATCCAAGGCAAGGGTTTATTCGCTACCAGTTATATCCACAAGGGTCATCTGGTAGCTTCTATGACTGTGGGGGGCCTTAGAACCCCCGTAGGATACTTGACTAACCATGCCAAGGATCCCAACTGTATTGCCCTCATGAATGATCAGGGGGATATGTTCCTAGTAGCAAAGAGGGACATCGGTGGGATGATGGGCGGTGAGTTAGGGGAGGAATTGACTGTGGACTATCGCCAAGTCTTTGGTGAGGCCCGCAGGCACTTTTTAAAGGAATAATAACATGAGTGCTGCTGTTGTTGGTTCAGTTGTCGGTATCGCTGCTGGTGTCAACTCCCTTACGGGAGGTAGCATCACCAATGCTCTTGGCTTTGGTCCTAGTACCCCTAGTGGGGCTCAGGCCCAAGCCTCTGCCGACCCTTTCTCTCCTTACCGTGCTGGTCTGGGGGCTCAGTATGCCATGGCCTTATCTCCGGGCCAGAGTACGGATCCTACTAAGATGCCCGGTTATAGCCAGTGGATGTCAGGGGTCATGCAGCCGGCTCTAGGGGCCGTACAAGCCCAAGACGCTGCCTCGGGTAGGGCCTTCTCTGGACAAGAGCAACAAGACCTCCAGAAGACCGCCCAGCAGGGCTATTACGGCTTTATGACGGACTATATGAACCGTCTGGCTCAGGGTAGTGGTGCTGTCAATAATCCGGCTCAGGCAGCGGCTCTTGGCCTTGGTCAGACCAATGCTAACCAACAAGGCTTTATGCAAGGTCTGGGGGGTATTGCCCAAGGTGTCTCTGGACTGGCTAACCAGTTCAATAGCCCTGCTCCCGGCAGTAGCGGCGGTACTCCTAGTAACTGGGGTGATCCGACCATGACTAGCGGTCAGTGGCAAGATAATGCCTCTAGTCCGTTCATGTCTGTGGATATGGGCGGTGGGCCGGATTAAGGAGAACTACTATGCCTTTGCTTATGACTGACATGGCAGCGGGTAGTTCCGCTGTCCGACAGATGCAACAGAACGTTATGGGAGCCAAGTATGACGAGGCTAACCTAGCGGCTGCTGCTGACGAGATCCAGCAGAAGTCCCAACAAGCCAAGCTTGAGACCCAACAGAAGCAGTTGGACATCAACAGGACTAGGCTGGCTAACATCATGTCTCAAGCCAAGGTTGACTTGGATGGACGGGTGCAAGGTGCCATTGCAGAGGTTCAGAAGGATCCGAAGTACCAAAGTGCTACTGAGTCCGAACAGTCTGATATGATGGCTGCTGCCGTTGAGAAGGCAGGGGATCCAATGGCTGCTAGCCGTATCCGGGAGAACTCTGCCCTTGCGGAACAACGTACATCGAATGCCAAGATCAAAGCTTCTGAAGCAGCGCATGATGAACTGTCTCGTGCTGAAGCTACGATCCATGATGCTACTCCCGAACAGATGAAACAGATCATTGCTAGCTGGACTCCGGAGCAGAAAGCTGTCGTCAAAAGCCAGATCCCCAATTATCAAGAAGAGGATCCGGTGCTTCTCCAGAAGCAACTCGCTCGCCTTATGCAAAATGCTAAGGGACAGAACATGGCTATGCAGATGGCTATCAGAGAGAAGATGGAAAGAGAGAGGGATGAAACCAATAAAGAGATCGCACAAATCAGGGCCGAAGCCCAGATGTACGCTCGTATGATGGGTCGTGACGGTGGTAAAGAAAAGGAGAACCAAGAAAGGGATCGGATTAGAGTGGACCAGAAGGTTCAGACTGAGGAACGCCTGTCAAAAATAGAGATTAACAAGGCTCATGCTGCTACGGAACAAGCTGCTACCCAGTATCGTGCTTCTGGTCTGTTTGGTCACTGGAAGGATAAGGATAAGTCAGGAGCAGCTTGGGTAGCTGCAAAGAACCACGAGGATGAACTTGGTAGAGATAGTGCTCAAAGTTCCTTGGATCAGTACATGGCTCTGGATCCTAGTCCCTTTAAGGACCAAATGATTGAGAAGTATACTAAGAAGCTTGAGTCCTATGCTGCGAAAAAGGACCTTACTTTAGAAGACCTTGAAAAGGAAGACGAAGCTAAAACGAAGGAAGGTGGTACGAAACCTCCTCCTCCCGCTCCTGCTCCTAAGGCTGATGCTACTAGTAACAAACCTGCTCCTGCTGCTGGTGGTCCTCAAGAGGGCGCTACTGCTACTGGACCGGGAGGGAAGAAGCTTATCCTAAAGGGTGGTAAATGGGTCCCGCTTCAGTAACGGCTACTCCCGCTCTGCCTCCGGGATTCACTCTCGATAAGGCAGAAGCTCAGACTCCGGAACTTCCTCCGGGGTTTACTCTCGACCAACAGAAACAAGAGACTGCTCCTCAACAGGGGGCTGGGGGAATGCTTACTCCGGGGAATATAGATCTGAATACCCGTCCCCAAGAGAAGACTACGGCCTTTAAGGAGACCCTTGCTAACGCTATCAATCAGTCTGCTGCTGATACGGGTATGGGTGGCATTGGTAAGGGTACTGAAGGCATCATTGGTGCTGCTTCTGAGATGCTCGGCTTTGGAGGCTTTCTTGCTGGTGGGACTGTGGGTCTCATTGCTGAGATGGCTGGTATGCCCCGGGGCTATGCCCAAGATCTGGCTGAGAGGTCTGCCAAGAACCTCACCTATAGGCCCAAGAGTGAAGAAGGCAAGGCAGTTAGAGATACTCTGATGTACCCCTTTGAGAAGGTCATGGAAGCCTCTCATGCTGCTGGTGAAGGTGTGACTGACTTCCTGTCTGTGGCTTCTAGGGAAGCCCAGAGGTCTGCTCGTCAGAATAAGAAGCCGGACTGGTTCCCGGGTACTAAGGACGAGTATGTCAAGCAGGTTGATAAGTTTACGGCTGAAGAAGGACTTCCTGCCATGATGGGTGCCGTCACTGAAAATGCCTTGGCTATGGGTCTGCCTCTCGTTGGTGGTGAGATGATTGGTAAGGGGGTGGGTAAGGCTGTTGATGTTGCTGATAGGGTGCGTATGAAGGAGGCTAAGACTCCTACTATCGAAGACCATATGGCTGAAGCTAAGAAGCCTACCACTACTCCTGAGGAACGTACCAAGCTTATTGATGAGATCAAGAAACAGTCCGAAGAACGTAAGCAGACTTCCCCTATTGTCGAGACTGCTATTAGGAACAAAGAGACTGGAGAGATCGAACGTATGGGGCCTAAGCATGATGAGGCCCGTAAAGCTGAAACAAAGGATACCCATGAGCAAGGATTCATTACCGAACGTGGACAGTTTCTCACTCGCAAGGAAGCACTTGATCAGGCTAAACGAACCAAGCAGATTCCTGAGAACCATGTGCTGGATTTTCCTGATGAGGGTCTACATAGTGGGGATCTGTTTAAGGCTGGAGATCAAAGGTTTGCTACTCCTGAGAGACAGGGTAAGGCTCCTGAGGAAAAGATTTCTACTGGAGAAGTAACCGAGGGTCCTCCTCCTGAAGATCACTTCCCTCCTCCTGTTGATTCCGAGGAGCACATCCCTGTGGGTGAGACTCATGAAGGGATGCCTGAGGACTTTAAACCTATGCCGTCAGCGGAGAAGGCTCCAGAGACTAGGCAGGAGTACAAGTACCACATCGGGCAGCTTGAGAATGCTAGGGACGAAGCTTTCTTCATGGGAGATCACGAGAGGGAGGCTGCTCTCAATAAGCAGATCCAAGAGGCACACCGTAATATGCCTCAGGTTGATTTCAAGGACAAGAAGAATCCCACTCCCGCAGAGTTTCACGATCTAGCTTGGGGCGCTAAGAACGTTGGTGATGTGCTGACCAAGATGCTTCAGCATGGAGTTGGTCCTGCTCACTATCAAGCTCTTGCTAAGCTCATGATGCGCTTTGAGGGCTTGAGGAATACTCGTATCGAGTTTACTCCTGAGCAACTTAAGCACACCAATAAACAGGGTGAGGTCCGTAATGCTGACGGGTTGTATTGGGGAGAGAACACGAATAGAGGCAAACTTATTCAAATTGGCATGAGTGGCCGTCCTATGGCTACCATGCTGCATGAGGCTGTACACGCTGGTACTGTAACCTTCATGGATAAGTTCCCCAACCATCCTGCGGTTCTTAAGATGAACGCTCTTTACGAACAGTTCAAGGCTCAGGACTTGGCTAATGAGTCAGCACGTCTGAGGCAACTGGTCAAGGAAGGAAAGATGTCTCTGGAAGAAGCTAAGACTAAGGCTGCTGCCTTCGCAGATGCTCTTCCGGGTTCTGGTCGTGAGTATGGCTTCGTTGATCCTAAGGAGTTTGTCTCTGAGGCATTTAGCAACTCTAAGTTCATGAAGAAATTGTCTGACATGAAGACTGGAGGCATAGGTGACAACAAGATTGTTTCCATGCTGGACAAGTTTAAGGATGCTGTTGCTGATATGTTCAAGGCTGACAAGAGTGTTCGTACTGCTCTTGATGATGTGATTGATGCTGGTCATAAGATCATGGAGGAGCAGGAGAAGGAATTCCAAGCTGAGAAGAAGAGCAAGGCCGATCAACTCAAGAAGTCTGAAGAAGAGAACAAGGGTCCTCTTGCCTCTGAAGGGTCTGGAGAGACCACTGGATCCGAAAAGGTTGATGATGTTCTTAAGAACATCGATGTCCGCACTATCCCGGACAGGAAGACCTTCTTGGAACATGCTACCGACATCTTCGAGAAGCATGGAGAAGAGGCAGCTATGGAGTTCTTCGAGGCGTATAACAAGGAGGTCAAGGAACGTCAGATTCCTGTTCCAGAGAATAATAAGGATCTGGATAAGAGCTTCCACACCTTGGACGGATTCTCTACTCGTGATAAGTCCGAACAGATTGTAGGCTACAAGGAGTCGGATAAGGCTGGTGTTACCTCTGAGGATCGTAAGCAAGCCTTTGATCACTTGGAGAAGGGTAAGCCTGTAGAGAGTATCCCGGGTAGACTCGGTGAGGTCCTCAAGGCCATCAACGAGGAGAAGACTGCTCTGGTACGTAAGGCCAAGGCTATGGGCCTCAAGGTCGGGGAGGAGTTTACCTCTGGTCAGAACCGTATTCGTCTCTATGGTGTCAAGGACAAGGCAGGCAAGATCTGGCAAGAGTTCTTTGCTAACAAGACTCCTCTTGGGGAGAAGATTGCAGAGCAAGCTACTGAAGCTATGGAGCGTAAGGTCTTTGGGATTGAAGGCTCTGATCGTACTGTTGAGATCCATCGTATCCAAGAAGACAGAACTCTGAAGTACACAGATGATAAGGGACAACCTAGGACCAAAGAGATCAAGAAAGGAACTGAGATCTGGGAGTGGACTAAAGGAGAGACTGGTCCTGAGAGGAAGCTGATTGCCCGTAGTGATAACTTGGAATTGGGAAAGGGAGAGAAGGTAAAGACTCTTGACGGTAAGGGAGAAATCTCTTTGTCTGATGGCGCAGTTCATGACATTGAGAGGAACTCCCCTTATCGTTATCTGCATGATGCAGAGGCTTCTGCTCGTCTGTCCCTTATGGGTCTTCGTAAGTATGTCCGTGAGGCAGAGTTCTTTAAGAACCTTACTGAGTCCAAGATGTTTGATGTTGTGGGCCATGGTCCTGATAAACCCTTGGAGACTCTTCCTAAGGGCTGGCGTGTTCCTAATAGCATTGATCGGATCCCTCAGTTGAGGGGTTGGCACTTCGATCCTAAGACTGCTGCCATCATCGAGGACTTTGCCAAGCGGTGGGACAACACGTTGTACATGAAGCTGACCAATCAGATTGTCAAGGCTATCATGCTCAACCCGTTGCCCCACATGATGAACGAGTTCATGCACCTTTGGAACGCTCGCGGTCTCAGTGGATGGGTTAGTCCCTCTGGCTTGTCTAGTCTTGCTAGGACTGGTACTCAGGCTTGGAAGGATGTAATGAACCAGACTCCCTACTATCGGGAACTGATGACTGAAGGTGGATCCATCTTGGGTGCTACTCCTCGTAACGTCCTGTTCGACAGGATTCTAGAATCTGCTTCCAAGGAGATGATGGGAGACAAGGGACTTAATCGTAGTGTGGGTAGTCTTGCCAAGAAGATTGGTACGACTGCTGCTGACTTGTATAACGGCATCTCTAGGAAGAGTCAGCAAGCTATGTGGGTAGCTCGTGACATCATGTACGTTCAGTATGTCCGAGAGATCCAAGATCTTCACTTCAAGAGGTTTGGAGAGGAACTGAGTATTGGAGATGCAGCAGAGAAGGCAGGAAGGCACATGCCTACTTATCATATGCCTTCTGAGGTTCTTAGGTCTAGGACTCTTGCCAAGGCTCTCAAGAATCCTAATATCACTACCTTCTCCTCATACCACTATGGGGTACTTAACTCTCTGATCAATACGGTCAAGGATGTGGATCCTAGGCTCTTGAAGACTAAGGAAGGCAGGGCTCAGTTCAGGGATGGTGTGGACAGTATGTTGGCTATTGGCGTGGCTCTGGCTGTCCTCTATCCTCTCTCTGACAAGATTGCTGAGATGATCTTTGGTACGGGTGCTACTCAACGTAGGGCTGGTCCCTATCACGTTATCGAGGGAGTGACTAAAGTGATGGAAGGTGAGAAGGATCTTACGGCTGTTATTTGGCCTTTGCTCACTTTCAATCCTATGGCTTCTCTTATTGGACAGATCCTCATCAACAAGAAGATGTTTACTGGTAAGGAAGTTTACCACCCTGACGACGACATTGGAGAGAAGTTGCAAGACGTTGGCAACTTTGTTGTCAAGCAGATGCCCCAAGGTCCCGGTATCGTCAGTGCTGCTCAGGATAGTGATGAAGCCAAGTCTCTCTTAGCGAAGCAACTGGACATTAAAGCTCCTACTCCTAAGACGCAGAGCATCATCGAGAGAGCAAAGAAGAGACAAGAGATCGCCCACAAAGCCCGTGAAAAAGCACGCCAACATGGAAAGTATAACCAATGAACATCCTAATCATTGACCAGTTTGCCTGTGGTCTGGACATTGCCCTTAGAGCTAAGGGCTATGGTCATTCCGTTCGTCTATACACCCGTCACAATAAGGATGGATCTAGGTGTGAGACTGGGGATGGTCTAGTGCCTAAGGTCAAGGAGTGGGAGCCTAGTATGAACTGGGCTGACCTGATCTTTGTTACTGATAACACTCTCTACATCCGTAGACTAGAAGAGTATCGGGACAAGGGCTATCCGATCTTCGGGTGCAACATAGAAGGGCAGAAGTGGGAACAAGATCGCATCTACGGTGACGATGTGATGAAGCGTGCAGGCATCGAGACCATTCCAATGGAGAGGTTCTCCAAGTACGAAGAGGCAATTGCGTATGTGTTGGAGAACAAGAACAAGAGGTATGTCTGTAAGCCTATTGGAGATGGTAAGAAAGACTTGAGCTACTGCTCCAAGGACTGGAGGGACATGACCTTCATGCTCAACAAGTGGAGCAAGAGTGACTCGTATAAAGGAGAGTTCGTTATTCAAGAGTTCCATGCAGGCCATGAAATGGGATGTGGTGGATGGTTTGGTATGGACGGCTTCTCCAAGAACATCACGGAGTCTTGGGAGCACAAGAAGCTTATGTCAGGGGAGCACGGACCTACTACTGGTGAGATGGGTACTATCGTTCGCTATACCAACAAGAGCAAGCTATTCGATATGGTCCTCAAGCCTCTGGAGGGAATGCTTCATGGAATTGGTTACACTGGTTATATCGACGTTAATACTATCATTGACGAACATGGTTGCCCTTGGCCTCTTGAGTTCACCTCTAGACCCGGATGGCCTCTCTTTTCTATTCAGCAGTCTTTACATGTGGGGGATCCCGTTGAATGGATGTTGGATCTCATCGAAGGAAGAGACACCCTTAAAGTCAGTTCTAAGATTGCTTGTGGGGTCGTTGCTGCTCAGCCTGATTTTCCTTACAATCGTATGGCCCAATGTGAGGTGACTGGATACCCCCTTTTCGACATGACTGAAGAAGATGGCTTGGATCACATCCACTACTCTGAAGTCAAGATGGGAGTCATGCCCAATGAGAGTGGAAAGATGAAGGCCCCATGTCTAGTAACATGTGGTACCAACATCCTTACCTTTGTTGGCTTGGGCAAGACCATCTGTGAGGCGCATGAGGAAGCTCATGCCTTGCACAAGAAGAAGATCCATCTTATCAACTCTCCTATGATCCGAGATGACATTGGAGAGAAAGTCGAGAAGATGCTTCCTGATCTGCATAAGCACGGCTATGCTACCGGAGTTAAATAATGTCTTCTCCTACCCCTTTTCCTCTTGGGCCTATCCCTCCTGATCCTCTCAAGGAGAGTCATCCGTGGAGAGATTGGTTTCAGAAACTAGGAGATCTAGTTAATACCAATGCTACTGGTGTCTACCAGTTGATTGGAGATGTTACTGCTGGTCCCGGTGTCGGTACCCAGACTGCTACCCTTGCTAATACTGCTGTGACTCCGGGTAGCTACAACCCTGCCAACATAACCGTTGATTCCAAGGGCAGGGTTACTGCTGCGTCAGTTGGGACTGATTCAACTAAGGTTGCTAAGGCTGGTGATACCATGACTGGTAACTTAGCCATCTCTCCTGCTGCTGGTGTTGCTACGTTAGATCTCACTGCTGTTGGTGGCAATGTTGCTGAAGTCCGTATGGCAGGTAATGGTACTACTCTTGGAAGCACTTCCTTTGATATCTTCCAAGATGCTTCTAGCTTTGCTAATGTATGGCAACGTGCTAATCAGCCTCTTCTCTTTGCTACCAACAACACAGAGAGAATGCGGATCGATGCGAGTGGCAACGTTGGTATCGGCTGCACGCCGTCAACAGCCCTGCATCTCCAACGCACATCTGCGAATGCGACATTGCGTGTTGAAGCAGTCACATCCGGAAGCTCGACTATTGATCTGCGTGCTCACACGGCTGGAGGCAACTCCCCGCAGATTACGTTCTACAACGACTCGACTGCGTTGTGGGATCTTGGCGGGGGTAACATTGGCAGCGCGGGTGCAACTGACTTCTCGATCTATAACTATACGACCTCGGCGAACGTCTTCACGATCCTTGCATCGAACGGGAATATCGGTGTTGGTAAGACACCTACTGCCAAGCTAGACGTTAATGGGTCTATTGCTGCTAGTAGTACTCTGATTGGTGCTTCGTTGTCCTTGGGCAACACCACCATGAGCAATGGTTACGCTATCTCTGGTAATGTTACTGTTGTCTTAAGTGCTGTTCCTATCAACGCTGGTCTTGGTGGTTGTATGGTTTGGGTTAGAGGTGTTGACCTTGCTGGTGTTTCTTTCTCTACTATCTATATGGTTGCCGTCAGGGTTAATGGTGGTGCTGCACCTGACGTTGCTGCTGTTCAGTTGACAAGAGCAGGTACGGCTACACCTACATTTACCTTTAGTAATGTGGCTGGTGTGTTGAACATCACAGCAGCTAGTAACAACGTTTCGTATGCTTCAGTTATAGGAACATAATTATGGAATTCTCGACAAACGGTCTTGCCAAACTCAAGGAGCTTGAGGGCTATAAACCAACTACCTATAGGGACTCTGCTGGTAAACTTACTATTGGCTTTGGTCATCTCATCCGTCCCGGAGACGGCATCCTTCTGACGGATTATTTGGATGAGGATGAGGCAGAAGCCTTGGCCCTGAAGGATCTGGCCCCTGCTGTCAGTGCTGTCAACCAAGGAGTCTCTGAAGCTATTACCCAGAACCAGTTTGATGCTCTAGTGTTGTTTACATACAACGTTGGTGTGGGTAACTTCATGGCTTCTACCCTACTCCGTGCTCTCAATGCTGGGGACTTTGCTACAGCCTCTAATGAGTTTATGAAGTGGGATAAGGTCCATACCGCCCAAGGGGCTTATATCGAGGTTGCTGGCCTCAAGAACAGGCGTCTGGCTGAACAGGAGTTATTCAATGCTGCTTAAGAGCCTATGGCACCTCAGGGATCTAGTAACGGACCATACGACTGGTAAGCTCAGAGAAACTGTTCTCTGGTCTAATATTGGTAAACTTGTTATGACTGCTGCCTTCTGTTGGTTGACCTATAAAAACCAACTGACGGAGTGGTATGTCCTTGCCTATGGTGGTATAGTTATATTCCACGAGATGGGATCTAGGCTTATTTCCCAACAGGCCCCTAAGGATCCATCTAGTGACCCCCACTAAGTACTGCTGCCTTTGTGGCAGAGAGGGGCACCTCGCTAACGCTTGCCCTTGGAGGAAGTCTTATGTTCCCTCTATCCCTATTGCTTAACTGGAGAGTCTGGGCTGCTCTAGTTCTTGTAGCTGTTGTATCCCTCGCGGGTCTGACTGGATACCGTGCAGGAGAAAGAAGGATACAGCAACAGTTTGATTCCTACAAGACCGAACAGTTAGCTTTTGCAGAAAAGCAACAGGAAGCTGCTAGGGCTACTGAGCAACACTTGAATGACATCAACCGTCAACTAGGAGACGATCTTGCTAAAGCAACTCAAGATACTAATAACGGCATCAATGATCTCACTGCTCTTAGGATGCGCCAGCGTTCCGCCAGTGGTGGTCTCGTGTCCCAAAATCCCTCCGCCCCCAGCGGTGCTGCTAGTTCCCCCAAAGACCGGGTTCTTGAAGAGTGCAGAGACCGACGAGACGAGTTGGCAGGAGATGCTCAACGGTTATCTGATCAAGTAAACGCTCTACAAGACTATATAAAAGGAGTACTGAATGGCCCGTAGAACCAAGAACCCAGTCACCCCCGAACATAAAGCTTACTTCATGGAACGGGTCAAACATCATCAAAGCAAACTTAACCTGAATAATTGGAGAATTGAAGAAGCTTCTACTGCTGCTAGTGTTGGGTCTCTTGCCTCTGTCCGTATCTGTTCTGAGGATCATCTAGCGATTGTTGCCTTGAGTGCTGATTGGGGTGACACTCCTCTTACTCATGAGGCTCTTGACAGTGCTGCTCTACATGAAGTCCTGCATGTCTTCCTCACTGCTTACAAAGAAGCTGTACTCTCAGAAGACGATACTCGCACAATGACCGAGGAACATGCTATCATTGTGCTTCTCGAAAAACTCCTCGAAACTCCTAAGGACCAACTTTGAACATCCTCGTACTCCCAGATGTCCAAGCTAAGCCCGGTAACGACTTTACTTTCCTCAAGAGGATCGGTACCTTCATCGTAAAGAAGAAGCCAGACGTTATTGTCTGCATTGGGGATTTCGCTGATATGGAGTCTCTTAGCTCCTATGATAAGGGCAAGAAGAGCTTTGAGGGTCGTAGGGTATCCCTAGACTTCCAAGCTGCTCACGAGGCTATGGATGCCCTTCTAGGGCCTATCAATGAGCACAACAAGAAGATGAAGGCTACGGGACACAAGCAGTACAAGCCTCGTAAGGTCATGTGCTTGGGTAACCATGAAGATAGAGTCTCTAGGGCTATCAACGAGGATGCCAAGCTAGAGGGGCTTCTATCTCTAGACCAACTAGAGTACAAGGAACGTGGATGGGAAGTTCATCCGTTCCTCGATGTCGTTACCATTGGTGGTGTTGCTTTCTCGCACTACTTCCAGACTGGTGTTATGGGTCGTCCTGCTGCTTCTGCCCAGCTTCAGCTTAACAAGAAGCATATGTCTTGTGTTGCTGGACACCAGCAAGGACTCCAGATGGCTACCGGGTTCAATGCAGAAGGACACATGCTCACCTCGATTATTGCTGGTAGCTGCTTGACTTCTAATCATAAGGTCCTCACTTCAGACTTGCAGTACAAGCCCCTAGGAGAAATGCAAGTCGGAGACACACTTGTGTCCTTTGATGAAGAGGTAGTAAACAAACGTAGCCGTAGATACAAGAAAGGAACAATCCTAGCTCTGAAGAAGGAACTAAGGGATGTGTTTGAAGTAACACTTCAGTCAGGTAAAAAGTTTACTACTACTTCTGACCACCGATGGTTGGTTAAGTCTGGCTCAAAGTACTACTGGAAGACAACTGATACCCTTAGAAAGGGGACATGCATTCCAAAGTTGTTTGATGAGTGGTCTTATGACCCTTCTCGTGAAGCAGGATGGTTAGAAGGAATGTATGAGGGAGAGGGATCTCTTTACCAACGTGTTACGACGGGTGGAACAAGTGCTCAATTGTCAATCTGTCAAAACGAGGGTCCAGTACTAGAGCGTCTTCGCAGTGTTTTGGAAGCTAGGTATGGGAATACATCCACTTACGCAGCATCAGGCAGAAACTGTAGACAACTTCGTTTGTCAGGAGGTACTAGGAACATTGCCAAGCTCCTCGGAGAGATCAGGCCAAAGAGACTACTAGATAAATTTAACCCTGAGTCCTTGGGACGTATTAATTCTCCGGATGTCCAAAATGACAAGGTCGTCTCAATCTACCCTGCGGGTAAACAAGAGATCGTTCAGATTGACATCGATGCAAAAACAATGATTGTGGAAGGGTACCCACACCATAATTGCTACGAGCATAACGAGGACTACATGGGAGCCCAAGGGAACAACCACTGGAGGGGCTTCCTCATGATGTACGGTGTTGACAAGGGCCAGTTTGATGCTGGCTACATTTCCCTTGGTTACATCAATTCTAAGTACAAGGGGGTTGTGTGAACCCCCCTGATGAGGATGATGAGGACTATGACGGATCCGAGTACCCTACTTTTAGAGATCTAGTACCACATCGGTATAAGACTCTACATAGGTTCTAGCTACGATTCGGAAGTGATCAAACTTCGGGTCTTTAGTATTCACGACAAATAATCTCCACTGTTACGTCTATACTAGAAACAACAAGTCCTCTCTTGACTTGCAAAGACAAGACTGTACCCACCTCATGTCTGTCTGGTCCGAGTAGCTCCTCATCGTTGAGGATGATATCTCCCTGTTGGATGCCTGCTCTCTCTGCTGGTGTTCCGGGTCCTACCTCTAGTACTCTGTGATCCCAAGGGAATACATAGATCCCTACTCCCTTGTACGTCTCTCCTCCACACGCTAGTCCTGTTGCTAGGGACTGCTGTCCCCTCAACTTCATGTCTCTAGCATTCCCACTTTGTACCTCTACAGGGTGTTTAGGAGGAGGAGATTTGTGAGTACAGCTATGTAGGAAGAGAGGTACTAGGACAGAGAGATGCACCGTGATGGTGCCAACTGTTCCTAGTAACCTCTTCATGGTGAGAGCGTCCCAACTATACCAGTAAAGATATCCTTACGATAAGATTTGAGTTTACACTTTGCTCTAACACTAACCCTAATGTGACCTCCAGTAGTACGACTTATGAGAGGAGGATCTGCCATGAATACGTAATACTCTTTAGTCAGACGCACCGTAGCTAGATGGATATCATCCATAACTTGATCAGCATCCTTCGTAAAAGGGACTACTGCGTCAAAAGTGATGACATACTCCCCATTAAGATTAGTAGTTACTAGACACTTCAGACACCCTACACTGAATTCCTCTGGCCTTGATGAGAAGATGTCTTTAAGATCAGACGTGCCTAACTCCGGATACTTAGTTAGAAGCTCTTCGTACTTCTCTCTGAGCTTCTCATTATCCCGCCACTCTTTAGCAGTTTTTGCCATCACTTCTTCAGACACCGCAGGTACCTCCCTTACCACTCAGTTCGCAGATGTCGTGTTCTTCGTGGACGACTCCTCTGTGTCGCTTTGCTTCAGCGTAGGTGCATTCCACAAGTGGCTGACCTCCTCGACTTCCGTCTGGATACGCGGTAAAACCTCGTAGCCTTGGGGCATACTTCGCCAGAGTACCTGCAAACACCTCGGTATCAGACTCTTGATTTCCTTTGCTTCCATAAGCGGGAAGGTTGATTGTCGATGATATAGACATGTCAACGTAATCTTGAATGTCTGCTTGGAACTTGATTCGTCGTTCATAGTCATGACTCAGCTTGTAGGCGGTGTCGATGTTATCGGGAACAATCCCCAACTGCTCAACGAGATGTTCTGCTGTGACATCAACGACGTACTCGTACTTCCACTTTGCACCCGCGAGGTAACGTCGTTTATACGCGACTGCAAACAGAGGCTCAATACCTGTAGTTGTTGCAGCAAGGATTCCGATGGTTCCAGTGGGAGCGATAGCGCGGTACGCAACTGGCCGGCTAATGTATAGACGGTCGCACTGTTCATTCGATGATCTAGTTGATTCATATTCATATACCTTGAGCCATTGATGTAGTTCAGGGGTAACTTCATACTTCATTCCTCGCTTAAGGAGCCATTCATGGATACCCATGAGTCCAAGCCCAAGGCGACGATTCTTGGACCGCACGTCATATACCTTTTGGTAGGGAAGGTCAGCACGAATTGTCCCGCAGACAAGGAACCTTGACGCCAGAGATACAACATCTTGTAGTTCTTGCAGAGAATCAATATTGCCCAGATTAACACTGCCAAGGTTGCACACATCTGAGTCATCCTCGGAAGTAACCTCTGTGCAAGCATTTCTAAGTGTCTCATTCCTCTTGCTCCCAAAATTGAAAGAGAACCCCGGCTCTCCTGTCATCATAGCTTGCTTGACGTTCTCAAGAAAGACCGGGTTACTCTTCAAGTCTCCTGCCTCATCATTGTAGTTTACTGAGATGTTGGTGGAGTCGAGTGGGGCGGGAAAATTGAAATCACGTTGCTTAAGTCCTCGGATATCTTCCGACCAATTTTTGTTTCCAAGGAACTTAAGAATGTCTTCATGCTGCCAATCAAGGGAAGCATAGATCGCAGAACGTCTACTTCCTCCTTGCTTGACATTGCGCCCAATCTCGTTGATTGCATGCATAAGCGGAATAGGCCCGCTAGCTGTGCCACCTGTCCGACGAAGAACTCGGCCCTCTCCTCTAAGTCGTGAATAGTCGATTCCAATTCCGCCTCCTGTCATTAAACAACTCATTGCACGCCACGTTACCGCAGCCCATTCCTCACGGGTATCTTCCTCTGCCCTCAATAAGTAGCAGTTATTGAAGGCTTTGTATGGCCTACCTGCATAGTACAGGTACCTGCCCCCCGGAATAAAGCGCATAGCTTTGATGTGTTCGGTAAGCTCCTTTCGATCTCCTTCGGACATAAGGGCAGGGAGGGTTCCCCACCTCGTTCCACACACGTCCTCAACAACGCGGGCAGCAAGGTCTGCCCACGTATCATCCGTTGATTGCGCATACTTGTTCCTAAAAACGTTAGCCGCAAAGGTGGTTTTGAATTCGTTATTATCCATTTTTGTTTTCCTTATTATTAGAGTCAATCGACGTATTCGATAGGGATCCCCAGTGCTTCAGCACGAGAAATTTCTCTCGCAATGCCTCGACTCTGATCCCAACCGGGGAGACGGTAGACATACATACCATCACACCTCTTGAGGATGTCCAAGTCTTGCTCCAACCAAAAATCACCACTTTGGATCTCCCCATTCATTCCCTCAATCTCGATAGAGTGGCTATGAGCAATGGGGGAGAACACAACCTGCTTATATTTGATCATAAGCTCTGCTGCCTTCTTGCAGGCCAGCTTGTACCTACGGGTCTTCATGTTCTTACTGGCCTTGCCAGTGTCTGCTTCTCCGTAGGCTCCGTCTTTGCCCACGCTGTACGGACTAGCTAAGTAGATCATTCCTTTTCTCCAAAGATGTCTTCACCACGAGCCACAGCACCTTCTAGTTCGATCTGAAGATTAGCCAAGGCTCTCCATGCAAGCTTACCACTGTGCCTGAGAGGCACTGCATCACTAGTATCAAGAGTACCTCTATCCAAGAGATGCCTAAGGATACAGTCTGCGTGATCTGTACTCTTACCCTTACTCCAGTGCAGAGGCATTCCCGGATTGTGTTGATCGTTCCCTGCCTTGCTAACCTTAGCCACATAGGCCAGAGCAAGGGGAAAGTAATCCAAGACACCCGTACAAAGAGGTAAAGCTTTCCTTGCTTCCGGATCACTAGGAAGCATCATATTTTCCATTTGAACTCCTTGGGTGGATGGCTCCCCGGCGAGGAGTCGAACCTCGGACCTAAACGTTAACAGCGTTTCGCTTCTACCAACTGAGCTACCGGGGAATGTTACTAGACACGCTTGACGGGATAAACATCACCGTTGATATGGATCTTCTCGTCTTCGTAGGGCACTGCCACACGACGATAGAATTCCACCTTGGCTCCCTCAAGAGCCCCCATGATATCATTAATGACACTATAACTCAAGCCTTTGGCGTTGAGATAATCATTAACAATAGCAGTGATCTCGTAGTTAAGCTCACCAGAGCTAGTAGCTCCAGTAACCCGGACTTGGGCTCTACGATCAGGATGGATGTAAGGCATGTTAGCTACTCTTGTTGCACTCGATCTTGCCTTCATTGAAGGCTTTCTCGGTCACGTTGTTGACAACCTCTTCGAACTGATCAGCAGGAGCCACAACACATCCTCGTTGGTCTGCTTCACATGCAGCCTTAAGTTCGATAGGGATTTGGATAGAAGTCGCTTCCTTGAGTCGGAGAGCTTGATCATATTTCTTTTCAAGGACATAGGCAGTACTAAGGCTGCTCACAGTCATAGTAGCAACAACAAAAACAAACACACGGGTCGAAGAGATCATGTCAAAACTTCCTTTCAAGACTCAGATGAAATACGTTAGATTTACCGGCTAGTCCGGGGATGTAGGTGATACGGGGAGAGATAGTTCCAACTTCGGGTAGACGGATACTAGGGGCTAGGACAGGGGTGAGATAGCCCTTATGGATCTCTTGTTGGTAACCAGATGCTAAGGTTGCGGTGAGGCTGATCTTGTAATACTCCGGAGTAGTATAGCCAGCATAGACTGTAGTCTTGTTATAGGTATTGCGATAGCTGCCTATTGTTACCCCATTCTCTAGCCTAGCATATAGTCCCGGATTAAAATTCTGCTGTTCATTATAACTTGGGACATGGACACTAGCTAGATGGACACCCAGAACAATGTTTGATAGAAGATCCATTACTCAGGATCCTTTCGTTGATAGATAGAGTTCTCGGTTTCAAATGATCCATCTTCCTTTACCTCTCCAATAAGAGGACTAGTCAACACTTGTCTGGTATTAGTAACACGAGTAGGATCTGGATGATTGATTGGGAATACCAAAGCCCTAGTACCAATTCCAGTAGTAAAGAAAGAGGGCTTACCTTTATAGTGTACCACTTGTTTACTCATTGTACGTATCCCAACGGTATCGTTGTTTCTTGTCACAGATAACACACATACGATATTGTGTATTGTTCTGTCGTCTGTACTTGAACCAGTAGTGGAAACCAATACGACACAAGAGTTTGTGCATCATTACAACCTCGTCTCTTCTTTAGTACCAAATAGAGCACGACGAATGTCAGCCCACAGTACAGCGATACAAACCACAAGCCAGCCGATAATCATTAGTGTGTAGATCACTTCTGCTCTCCCTGCATGGCGGCGTCAATGGCGGCGGGCAGCACATACAGCCCGGCGCCATTCTCTAGGCCGAACCACGAGACATCCTCCCAAATAACCTCGCGCTTGCCGTCAACGACATGAACCCACGCGATGCGCTTCGGTGGCTGCGTGCTCTCAGGCTGTGCCAGATAAACCGGCAGGCTCCACTTCAACGACTGCGGCCCCTCTACGCGAACGCTAGGGTTCGCGCGAAACGCGCCGTGCGGGCCATCGAGCCAGCCTACCGGCTGCGCGCTCTCAAATTCAGGCTCCTCTGTGCTCTGAGGGGATGTGCTCATGGTGGCGCCCGGCTTGCTGAGTTCGTACAACTCGCTGGCTCTGAGGCGGGCTGCGTGAGGCGCAGTTCGGACCCAGCCCCACAGCAAACCTTGCGGTAGCTTGCCGCATGAGGCGCCCGCAGGTCGCCCGCAAGTCGGGCATGAGTGAGCTTTCCAGCGCGGCTCAGTCACCCCGCTCTCCCTCTGTTCCTTGTGTACGAATAGTGGCGCCGAGTTCTTTGCTGCCTTCTTCTTCGGCTCGCCGGATGTAGCGAAGGACGGTTTTGTGGCGGCTCTCGCCGGGCCACTTCTTGCTGACTGCATAGAGCAGTTCGCGGTAGAGCGCCGCGTCCTTCGCGTCTTGCCTCTGTCCAGAATGCTGTACAGATGACCGAGCATCAGCGTGGCAACCAGAGGCGGTTATCGCAGAACGCGCAACTTTGGCAACGGCATGCCAGCGATCCCATTCCGACGACTCGGTTCGCCACTCGCCGTCCTCGTTGTAGTAGTAAGCGAGCTTCAGTTGTTCCTCGATCGGCGCCGCGTCCTGCTGCGTGCTCTCGGGCTGCGGGGCGGCGGCAAGGTGCCGAAGCATCCCAGCCAATCCCTGCTCAACCGCCCCGGGAAAGTACGACAACCGAGTAGCCAATTCAAGCAGTTCCTTAGCTTGACTCATAGCGTCTCCTGATAATGGTCCATGACCATGTTAAAGAACTCCACTACCATCGAGATTAACCAAATCAGAAATCCCATCAGGCACATTTCGGATAACGTTACTAGTATCACGAGGATCGTATGCATAGTAAGTTGTTGCAGCAGCGGACATGAAGCCCGTCACGATGTCTAACCAGACATATCCTGCTAAAGCAGGGCCATAGAACCAGAACATATAAGGCATGTTGATCTCAACAAGGGGGACAGTTGCGATCAGGATCCCAAGGAATATCGTCCTCGGGATCCTCTCCTACGTCTCGTTCTTCTTCAGGACACAAGGTTATCAACGAGCACCTCGTCAACCCAAAGAGAGACTCCCTTTTCTCCCTTGACCTTGTACTCAGCCCACTCAACTCCTTCAGAGATCTTCTTGGCACTGTGGAATTTCTTAATATACTTCTTGGCAAGCTTCTTGGTGGAGAAGATGCCTTCGACAGCACTGAAGTCATTCTCTTCGTCAATGTACTCAACAGTATAGACGTTCATGTTACTCTTCCCTTTCTTGGATCTTGATGCTGCATTCTTCAGCGATGATAAATCCCATCATATTACCAAGCTGTTCTTGTCGAGCTTGAACCTCTTGGCAAATGGTGGCACAGGCGTCTCGTTCGTACTTCACCCACTCAGCAGCAAATTCGTGGAGTTGTTCGAACGTGTAAACTGGGATATTTCCTCCTGTAACTTTGTCCACTGCATGCAGGGACGTGATTGGGGTTTTAGGCGGTCGCATTAGGTTCCTTATAAGCGTTGATGAAATCTTTCCAAGCACCAGAGTCACTAAACAAGCAGCAGGGCAACTCGTTCTTCGTAGCCCAGTCCAAGTAAGTAGTCGAACTTTTCTTCGAGAGTCTTTGGTTCCGGTACAGGACATATAGGATGATAACCTCTGGATGTTGTTCCTTGACTAGGAGTGCTTTCTTCCTGTCTTGAAGTGTCCATTGTCCTTTGGTCTCGATGTAGACGTTATTAGTAACCTTGAAGTCGGGAGTATAGGTATGTACCTTAGCGGGGATAGTGTACTTGATCTTATCCGTCTCGTAAGGTAGTCCTGTCTCTTCTCCGAACTTGGTCTCTAAGCCGCTCTTGTATCCTTTGTTGTGTGTTCTTTTCCCCACCCTCCGCCCTCTGGCGGGGCGGAGGCTGGGTTCTTCTTCGGCCCTTCGGGCCTCAACGGCCTTCGGCCGTGTTGCCTTCTTTTTGGCTGTCACAGGAAGTCCGGAGACTCTTGAATCGGGCCAAGGACGCCCGACAGGTAGCACTCATCTCGGAAAGTTTCCATCTTGGTAATGTCTTCAGCTTCGAGGGATTCACTATCAAAGTACTCGGGGTTCTTGTCAAGATGCCAACTAACAGTATCACAGTACTGATCAAAGTACAGAAAGATCAAGTCATCCGAAGGCCACTTGTAGTGGGTCTCCAGAGCACTCTCAAGAGCCGAGAAAGGAGACTGGCCTTTCTTGACATAACGGATAGCAGTATCAAGAACCTTAAGGTTAGGCGGGGGAATTTTCTTCATCATGATCAATTTCCTTAGTGGTAGGAGGTACCCAGAGGTCTCCGGGTTTTCTCCAGATATAGAGGAGCTTCATGTTGAGATGAAGCCGTTCATCGTCGTTGTACAACTCTCTACAGACGTTGTAGAGTTCCACCTCCGTAGTTAAATATGAGAATGCTCTCTCAGCCTTTACAGGGCCAATACCAGCAATACCAATAATGTTATCGGAACGATCACCCACCAGAGCCTGAGTGTAAAGGTTCCGGACTCCTTCTTCCACAGTGATACTTCGGAATTCCTTTTTGACGAAGTTGTAGTGATTACCAGCGATCTGTAGGAGGTCTTTGTCGATAGAGCAAATGACCGTACTACCCCCAATGCTGTCTTGGTTGATTCCCAAGTAATCGTCAGCTTCGCATCCTTCACAGATCTCTGCCTTGTGCTGAGTTACGAGGAAGTCTCTGACCGATTGCCAGTGAACCGGTCGAGAGTCGGGACGGTTAGCTTTGTAAGTTTCAGTGAGATCCCTCCGAAAATTACTAGAACCAGTGAGATAAAGAGAATAAGAAGTAGCATGAGTTTCTGCCAAGATGTCCTGCACAGTCTTGTCAGCCCTAGACATCGCTATCCAAGGCTCCTCGTCCTGCGCAGAACAAGCCGCTCTATACGCAACGATGTCACCGTCGATAAGAGCACGCATGATTAGATGTCGATACCTTCCACATCTTCTCGCTTGGCTTCTGCCACAGCCTCTTCCATGTCCAAGTCACCAGCAGTATATGCCTCGAACTTACGAGCAAGGGCAATGATCCTAGTAACAGCATCATCATCCATAGCAAAAGCCTTGCCACCATGAGCAGCAGCAACAAGATCAGCAGCGCGGTTCAGAGCGTTCTGACGAACGATACTACGATCCCCATGAAGAGGGGGGATAGGGAACATCTTGCTATAGCTCGAAGCAGCAACAGGAACAAAACCCTTGGGAGACGAAGCGGCTCCAGCAACCAAACCAGCAGGAGTAGCAACAGCCTTACCATTTACCTTGACATCAGTGCCTTCGAGGCCATACTTGCCTTCGACTCCATCGAAGCTAACCACGTCGCCCACACTGACTCGGGGATTCTTAAACCCAGTCTTGACCCATTGGTTATCGACCTTGAACGAGAAGGTCGGCTTGACACCAAACTTGGTGCTAACGTCTCGGGTCGAAACCTCTTGAACAGTACCTTGCATCATAGTCATAGTTCAGTTTCTTTCATGTTGTACCAGTCAAAGCCGTAGCTAGCACTGGCGTTAAGGGGAATAGCTAGATCAACTCTAAAAATATAAAAGAAGTATTTGTGTGTGTTCCTCAGTTCTTCAAGTACATCCTCCATAAATTCAACAGCATGTTCAGCCTTTACATCGAAGAGGATACTATCATGGATAGTATTAACCATCCTCACATTAGGGTTAAGCTTATACTTGTCGAACAAGATCCCAAGCATCATTTGAACAATGTCTCCAGTAGCCAAGCTCTGGACCGGATAGTTCTTAAGTTCTGTAGGGGAAAAGCTATAACTTCTCGAACTATACTCGCTTTCGTTCTTGTATTCAACAAATTTAAGGTGTCTACCTGTAACAGCCTTGTAGGTATACGTCCTCTTGGCATCCATTGCCCCATCTGGTCCAATGTGATGGGATCCATCTACTTCAGCTTGCTTGATGATGTTGGTGTGCCATGTCTGGACATCAGGATACCGATCATAGAACGTCTTGACGAACCTCTTAGCCTCGTCTAGAGAGCACTTAGCCATCTTGGAGATAGCCTTGGGACCGGCGCCATAGATTAACTGAAAGGTACGGCTCTTGAAGGGCTTACGCTCCTCCTTGGTAGGCTTCCTTCCGTACAGATCTTCATAGAGGGCTGAGTGAATGTCCGTGCCATCCACAATATCCTTCATTAGCTGCCTGTCCTTGGTAATACAGGCAAGGATCACGATCTCCAACTGATTGAAGTCTACCTCAATCAGAACTCCTCCACTATGGAATCTCGAAGTAAAGATCTGCTTGATCTCATTGTTCGAGATGTTCTGGAGATTGGGATTAGATGAGGAAAGCCTTCCAGTACCTGTAGCAGCGGCATTGATGTTGCCATGGATAGTGTTCCCAAGAACATGCTTGCTCAGACCTACCACATAGGTATTCAAGTCCTTGGAAAGCTTCCTGTACTCTAAGAGACTCGCTGCAACAGGGGATGCAATTATTTCACCTCCCTTTACAATGTCTTCTAGAACCTCTTCATCCACTGACACATTGCCTGTCTTTTCACTCACCTTGTCTTTAGAAGGGATATAGCTAGTCACTGCACTAACAGCGATCTTAATATCTACCTTCTTGAACTTAGGCTTTCCGTTCTTGAAGAATCCGTCTGGTGTCTTTTCTGTTACTGTGGAGTATCCACCAAAGAAGTATTTGCTCCATTGGGCAGGACTGTCTATATTAGTAACATGGGTACCAACCAGTGTTTCAAGGTCAGTCTTGATCTTGGCATAGGCATTAACTACCTTTACCGAGTGTTCTGCTTGAGCACCTATGTCCACATAGAGACCGTTATACATCATCTCAATGATGGCATGGAGAGCCTTCATTTGAGATCTGATAAGGGTCAATTGCTTTTGTGCAATTGCCAACTCATATTGTATTTCTGCAATAGTTCTTGTATTCTTGTAGTCTTGGACTAAATAGTCCCTCAGGATGTCCTCAGGAACATGGTCTGCACCAAGACCCTTGCCGAAATACTTCTCTTTGAGAGAAGCGTCTTTGACTGGAAGGCCATACTTGACAGAAAGCTCGTCGAGACTAGCAAACTTAATAGTCTGTCCTGAGAGAATATACTCAGCTACTTGGATATCCCAGATATCCATGTCTTGGATATAACGCTTTGTCTCTTCTCCTCCTTGGCGATAGAGATAGCACAAGTCGAAAGACATGTTCATCCCAGCCAGAGTAGGCTTACTCTTACTCCAGATAGAAGAAGTCCTCATAAAGAACTCTCTCAACTGCCCAGAAGTGGGAGTGCGGATGATAGTCCCTAGACCTATGTCGTCCTCTGATCCGAACATGACAATATGATTGTCAATGTGCATAGGATGAGCAGCCCCCACCTCAAGGGGGGCATTCATCGTAGTCTCACAGTCGATAGAAATGAATGACATGGTGTGACTATACCTTACTCAAAGCGAGCATGGGTAGGATTAATTGTAACCATGAACTGTCCGTGTCTCTTGCTTTCCTCTTGCAACGGTCCCCCTCCGGGGAGCTTGTTCTTGGGAACATAGAGAGTCCGGATCATCTCCTCTTCCTCGTTGCTCGGTTCTTTGTACTTGCCTAGGGTGATGACTGCATCAGCCTCACCCGGCTTGTCTGTCTTGGATCCTCTTAGGGCTTCGAGTCCAATGAACGGAGGATCCTTGTATTCAATAGCTGTAGCCGATAACTGAGACGCAGTAATGACAGGGCCATAAGTCCGAGCCAATTCCCGAGCCCACTTATACAAACGACCAAGCATAATGTCGTCGCGTTCATCACTTTTAAACCCCTTCACTTTATCAAGTTGATCAAACACGATCATTCCGGGATTGACTTCCCGGAACAGAGTTTCCAAATCTCGGACACTATTCATGTCCCTAGTAACTCGAATCTTGTTCTCGTCTCCACCCATAAGAGTCTTGTAGGCAAGCATAGCAGCAGCAGGATCAGCAAGGATAGCCTTCTGATCAAGACCAAGAGCAGCCTGAACAATACGAAAGAAAACAACAGAGGATTCTTCTTCGTTATTGATCCACACAATCTGCTTACCTTTAGGTAACTGAGGAGCAATATAACTAACCTCAGAAGCAAGAAAGGTAGTCTTACCTACCTCTACTCGTGCAGCCACGATAACAAAATTCCCAGTACGAAGCAAACCGAGAGACTTATTAAGGGCATCCAAACGCCACTTATAACCAGTGCTACTGATACGATCACTAACAACAGAAAGATCTGAAGATACAAATAGCTCATCTTTGTCAATATACCTCTCTAGATCTTTAAGAGCATCGGTTGCCAGAATATGAACATGTTCGAGATCACTAGTACCTTCCCGAACTTCTTGGCACTCGTCGATGATTCTAGTAACATAATCTAGCTCAATAAGACCTTTGATGATCTCATCACTAGCTACGTGTCTCTTGAAACTCTCAGCTTTATTGAGAGCTACCTTGAGCTTGAACAGAGAATCATCTGCAAGCTTCTTGCTTTGCTCTGCAATAAGGAAAGCAGAGAAAGCATCCCAAACAATAACTACTTCAGTAGGAAAAGCATCGAAGTACTTCTCCATTCCTTGGATAATCAGGTTAGTTTCTTTTGCAACTGTATGTGGTTTCACATACTTCTTATACTTGTGATAGTTGTCCTTGCTTTGAGCAAGGAGATTGATCAGATCGTAGTCCAATGTTACTCCTTTATCTTAGTGTTTCTCTAATCTCTTCTGCTGTTGATTGCTTTGCTTCTTTGTCTTGTAGTATTGTTTGTAGCTTTGTTCCTTCTGGTAGGAAGTAGCTTAGTTTGTTTAGTACCTTTATTGTTCCTTGTCTTCCTGCTTCATCAGGATCTAACCAGATCTTGATAATAGTATAGTTACTATCTAATATGCTCTTAAGAGTATTATCAGATAATGATGTAGTTAATAGAGCCATACTAGAGAACCTAGTATGTTTGAATACCTTATAAGCAGAGAGATAATCCTCTGTAATAACTAAAGTATTACTAATCTGAGTAAACCAGCTATTATTACCTCTGTCTGTAACAGAGAATCTAGTGACATACTTAGGAGGCTTACCATCTAGGTTTCTAACCTGCCATCCAATAGTATCTCCACTAGTATCTAGTAACCTCAGGGCTAGTTGTTCTTCTTTCCCTCGGATACCCTTAAAGCAGGTATCCACATAATGAAACCCATACTTATGTAGCCACATCTGACCACTAGGAGGAATAGTATCTACAATCTCTGAAGAGATATTCCTCGGAAGCACAGGCATACTAGTATCTGGCTTGTGAAAAACACGGGACAGCCTATCTGTCTTAGACAAGCTATCCCGCACAAACCGTTTCTCTTGACAGTTATGGCAGAAAGCCACAACACCCTTCTCAACCCTCTTGATATATAACCGCCTCTTGGTGTCTTCTCCAGCCTCACATCCTTCATGATTGATGTGGATCTGTTCCCCGATTACTCGGGGAGCATGCTTGACGACTAGCTTTTCGCTAATCATAGCCGTTCCTTAGATAGAACTACCACCAAAGATCTTGCCCCACAGTTCCATGGCAACCTTTTGCTGAGTGGGATTCAGCTTGTTGAAGTATACCAGAGAAAAGGCTTGCTTGGGAGCAATACCCACACCAACCTTCTTGCAGACAGTGAACAGAGTCCGTTGAGACATGGTGAGTGAAAGCTGACCAGCCTTGTAACCTGTACGAATCAGGTTAGCAAACTTAACAAAGTCCATAAGAAGAGTCTTAGGAATCGAAGCACACTTCTTGATGAGCATATCCACTTCGACCTTCGTCGGAAGATAGTCAATGTGCAAGCAAGTCCCAAACCGGTCTAGTGTAGCAGAGTTCTGAACGTTTGTCCCTGCATGTGCCCCAGTATCATCACCTTGGCCTTGGGTGTTACCAATAGCAACGATACGGAAGTTCTCGTGAGGTTTGATCATTTTGCTCGAAAGCTCTCCCGGCATGTCCTTGAGGAACAACTTGCCATTGTCCTCCAGAAGCCACTGGAGGCCCATACCGATCTCGGGAGGGGTAACGTCCCACTCATCCCAACAGAACACAGCACCGTGCTTCACAGACTCTGTGACAGGGCCATCCACCCAATACGTGGATCCATCCTTAGCGAGCAACTGCCCAAAGATCATGGACGAATCCATGTCTCCAGTGCAGTTGATTCGAATAAAAGGACGATGAGTACGAGCACAAAGCTGCTCAATGAGAGACGACTTACCCGAACCAGTCGGTCCATAGCACAGAATCTTGTCACCAAGCTCCCATGCCTGAAGCACTGCCGAAGCCAGATCCTTGTCGAGATAATAGTCGTGATCCACTTCAGGAATGAATGCTGCCACGCTTTCATGGTGCTTACAAGAATGGAAACAAGTCACCGGGAAGTCATTAGAAACATCCTTGATTCCAATAACATCCGAAAGAAACTTCTGGCTTTCTCCAAGAACATGGACCTTAGCAGGCACAACAAGAATAGGAAGAGGCTCTTTCTTCATAGGAGCAACACTCTCAGTCAGTTTCGTCATAAGTTCTGACGGAGTGCCTTTAGATGCCTCTCTGCGAGCCAAGGCATCCTTAAGGGCGTCCTTGACAAGAGACTCGACCTTGGTACGGCCATCAGAAGGAGAAAAGGTAGAGGGGCTAGTCATGACTTGATAATCCTTTCTTCGAACAATTCAAGAAGTTTGTGGGGAATCTCTTCTACTTTTTTGACAACACTGTGGTATTTATACAACCTAGTCACAGCGTCAGATAGCATTCCTAAACCATAAATAAATACTTTCTTATCGTTCTCGATCTCCTTAATAACTTGTTCAGTAAAAGGAATAAGACCAGATCCTCCCTTGGTTGCAGCGGGATTACCGTCTGACATCACAATGAGGATTCGATTCTTTTCCTTTCTCTTGAGCAGCCGATCATAAGCCCAAAGGATATTTTCTCCATCAGGATTCCCTAGCATCGTATTGCTGCTATATCCAAAGTACCTCAAGAAATCGTCGTGGCTAACCTTGAGATCATTGAATCCTTTGTAGATATACATGATCGGAAAGGCTTGCCAACCCGTCGAAGTGGCTCTGGTGCAGTCTGTGAATCCCAGAACCTCACAGGGAATGTTGAGAGTGGTGCTGACTTCATTCATCAGCAAGCCAGCAGCACAAGCACTAAGAACCTTGACTCCAGCCATTGAGCCAGACATGTCGATCAGAACAGTAATAGCAGCGTCTAGAGTTGTGTTCTGGATCCTGTTCTTAAAAACACGCTCACTAAGACCGGGAGCCTTGAAGCATACCCTAGAGATACGGGACTGGTCAAGCTTACCCCTCTTGACTCCGAACTGAGTTTGTACCTTAGCTCGGATCTGGATCAGCTTTCTAACCTGTTGGGCGAATGACTCTTCCGTAGCAATCTTTTCACCAACCACCCGATCATAGCTGGGAATGAAGTATCTTGCAGCACTGGGATCAAAGTACCCTCTATCACCTTCGTTCTTGGGATAGTTAACAACAATGTAATCATTGAAATCTGTGACATCCCAAGGACGGGAACTGCTCTTTCCTACGAGATCATCGATGTCAAAGTTGACTCCAATCTTGGCTCCAGCAGTATTGATATTGACCGGAGTGATAGTGATGCTATCAAGATCTTCCTTGGTCACCTTGGCCTTGAGGATCTTGAATTCCTTGTCTTTGGGGTCGATAGCTTCTTCCTTTTTCTTCTTGTCTGGATCACCCCCTTCTTCCTTAGCGATCATCTCCTCTTCTTTTTCTGTTCCTTTTTCTTTTCCTTTTGCTTTCCTTTCTTCTTCTTTTTTCTTCTCTTTTTCCTTATTGATTTGAAGGATATCTATGGCGATATCAAAGGTCATCTGCGAACCCTTGGCCTTGTCTTTTTCCTTATGTGCAGCAACAAGACGGTCGCTAAAGGTTTCTAGGAACTTTAGAGTCTTGGGAAGAGGATCGAACAAGCTCTTGGCTGTAGCATCACAAAGGGGAAACAGACTCTTGTTGATATCTGCTTCCCACAAGATCAACTGGCCCATCATATCCGTCATTTCAGACGGCTCTTTCTTGGCTTTATCAGAGATGTTACCAATGAGCTTGCTAGTTGTTTGATCCCAAATCTCTCGGAATCCCCTATAGTCTTGTGCCTCAATAGTATTGACCCGGGAATCTTCTATGAAATTCCACACAAACATCAGAAGCTTGTTTTCGAGAAGCCCTTTGTTATCTTTGAGAATATCAAATGAAGAGAATTTATCATGAGCAACCTCATGATCCACACTCGACATGAGCATCAACAACTCTTCTTCAGTTGTTTTGTAGGTAATAGATGGCAAGTAAATATTCTTGCCATCATGGCGAGGCATATTAATGTCTTCCCAAACAACACCCAAGCCAGCCCTTCCGGCACTGGCTCGGATGTACCTCATAACCTCGGGAGCTTTAGTAAGCACCTAAATTCTCCTTAGATATAGAGATGTGCAAACAATTCTTGGACTTCTTTTTGAAGAAATCCATGTTTAGGCGACTCAAGCATCATGATAATTGATTTAACATACTCCTCAATAGTTGGTGAGGCAACACTCGCCAAAATCTTGAGATCTGTTTGAAGACGAGACTTGCCTTTGAAGTTCCCGTTGCCGTCCTTAAGCGGCATGCCCTTTGCCATAGCATTCAAGACGACACTCTTGGCAGAACGCCAAGGATTGGGCATCGACTTTAAGCTAAACTCTGCCTTGATCTTCTTTTCAGCCTCTTTAAACATCTTGATTAGCTCTTCAATAGGCTTCTCATAAGCAACCTTTAGAATCTTCTCATAGGTCGATGCTTCAGTTTCTTCTGCAACAATGCTTTCCTTGCCTGCATCATACAAAAGCTGGTCTTGTTCGTCGTTAGTCATTCATCTTCTCCCGGAATATCTCCATCATAGAACCAATCGAGGTATCCATACATCCCACCCTCCTTAAGGTCGGTAGTCGGATCCATTTCTTTGTCCAACTCCGTGTTCTCTGAGTTGGGCTCCTTGAGAGCATCTCGAAAATCCTTAGGCTTGCGCATCACAAGCCTCCACAAGTTCGAGATCTTGGATAGGGATCGTAGTGAATGCACCCACTCCCCATTGTGGATCCAAATAGCCGTCATCAATGATGGCGTAGTGTTTGGTAGTACCAAGGATCACACCCAAATGACCGACATCTGTAACGGTATCATATCGATCTGTACTGGTTGATACTTTGTTCCTAAGAACAACATCTCCATAGTTAAACTTACTCATCATCTTTCCTTTCGAGGATTTCAAATTGTTCAGGAAGCGCATAAACTACCACACTGTCTCCATTCCACCCGTCACTGATTGTCAGAAGATCATTCCAAACACCTGCAACAATCCCAACACCACCAATTTGAATGCTGGCTTTGGGGACTGGGTGGGTGGCATGGGTACGCATTACCACATCACCTCTCTTGAATTTACTTGTCATCATTACTTCCTTTAGACGGGGAGGGGGCTGAGTGCCCCCGCCGAAGGCGGTACCGGGGGCACGAAGCCCCCGTTTCTATTAAGCGAGCGGAGCCTACGCAGGATCCGTGCCTGACCCGCGCAGCGGGGCGAGCCCCAACGGGGCGAGAAGGCACGAGAGACTGCACAGGCGACGCGAGCGTTCTCATTCTTCTCTTATAACCCACTCGAAAACAACCATCCGTCCACACTCACATCAGACCAAACATTGATGGATTTCATTGCATGCTCCCCGGCTTTTTATACCCACCATTGCCCTTACGCAGTTCCTTCTTGGATGCCAAAGCATCCTTGGAGTTCATGGTAAGGGACCATGCAGCGATACGACGAGCAAGGCGGGAATGCTGCTTGCGGTTCGGTTGTCCCGGCTTGGCATTGCATGCCACATTGGCAGGAGTGGGACGCTTGACCTTGACGATAGGTTCCATTTCTACTTCCTTTCAGGTTGAGGTCTTGGGTTGAACACGGTGTTTGTGCCACGCTTGGGAGAAAGCTACGTACCAGATTTTATCCGCTTCGTTCTGGTATTCAAGTAAGTTACGAAGCATGCGTTGATTGGGAGCAAGATGAACAGGAGGATAGGGATTATAAACATCGTCACTTTCTCCTTCGATCAAGCAGCGAAGAGCAAGCTTGCAAGCGATATGAGGACAGTTTTTAGCCACAATTAGCTCCTTTTAACCGAAGTTAAGCACAACGGGGGTAAGGACGCATCTCATCAGTATAGAAATCTTCTCTATCGAGATTGATGTACTTCTCTCGACCATAGACTTTGTTGGTATCTCGGTCAATCTCACCCGGTTCCTTGATGGCCCTATCCCATTCCAAGTTGCTCAGGTAGTTCTTGCCTTGCATGAGAAACATTGTAGTGAGAGCGTCTGACGACTCTCCTGTTGCTCCTACCCTTGCTCCTCTCCTGAATTCCTCGGAAGTCAGACCACCACGAGTCTCTCGAACCACGGTGAATCTGTTCCTAAGAACAAATGCTGTATATCTCA